CTGGAGAGACCCATCTTATTAACACTATAGTTCTTGTTATGGATTATTTATCATTGAACAAATCCATGCAAAACCTAACGTGCGAAAAAAATTGGGGGGATTTTTTTCCGACTTTTTTGGAATTAAAAGTCGTTTTTCCCTCAGAGGGGATCAGTGTAGGTTACTACGTCATCAGGAGCAGTAGTTCTTACTACATCCAGTACACTCATGAACTCTTCTACCGTGTCACATCTAACAACTTTTTCATCACCTTCATTAGAATAAAGATAAAAAGTTCTTTTTAATGTGTCCACCACACATTTAGACAGGTACTCATCTTCCATATTGATACAGGTGGTTCATTGTATGTATCATAGCACGTTATTTGGTTTTGTCAAATGGTTCTAGTATTCATGGTATCAGCATACTTAGGATCATCACCTTTTCTATCAGGATGATCTTCACAGGACTCACCTTCATACTCAACTATAAGACCATTCACATCCTTTCTTTCTGCATACACATGATAGAAACAATCTATTGGTATACCACTCTTAGACTGAAGATAAATCTTTTGTATATCCCATCTCTTTATAATAATATCTTGATGAGCACCGATAGGTTGTAACTGAACACTAATACTATTCATATGAACCAAATCCTTCCAATAGTCTGGTAGTATTATCTCTTTTTGATTTCTAAGTCTACCTCTATAATATACACCAACCTCTGGTCCTTCTATACAAGCATGAGAAAGACGGTATCCTTTCATTTCAGGAGAAGGATGCTCCATATCAAATAACTTAGGTGATTTATCTGCCTTAACATGTCTTGCTTCTAATCTACCAGTAGACTGACAATCAACTGACCCAGTAACATATAAATCACCTTCAATATAAGTATTACCCTTCGTCTTAAGTGCAGTGGGAGTAGTACCAGAAACCCCCAAACTACTATAAGGTGTTTGATTATCAGGATCATCATTAAGACAAGGACCAACCATTAAAGTAGCCTCACTATCACCAAAGGTAAGTGGTGCTCCCATAACAACTGGTCCCTCAATTCCAGCAGAACCATTAATTCTTTCTGGTCCTTGTTTAATAGCACGATAAACTCCAGTACCTACTAAAAGTTGTCCTCCTACTTGTGCATCATCTAATTTCATTGTTTCCTCCTCCTATTGTGATTTTGATACATCTTTATCAGGATTCTGATCTTTAAACATTTTTCTAAATCCACTGACCTTAACATCTTTCTGTTGAACAGCAGCCGTAACTCCTTTAATTACATTTCCATACAATTCTAATGTACCATTAGCAACAATTTGTCCTTGCTGCGAACTAGCAATTTTATACATTGTCGTTGCATTGACAAGTACTTTTTTAGATTCAATCTTAACATTTTCAGTAGAAGTTAATTTTATATTACCTTTAGAACCACCTCCACCAACTGCAGTCAATTCAATATCAGTTCCTTGCAATCTTATCTTTCCATTAGATGCCTTAATAGATATGTCTCCATTTACAGCAGTCAATATCATAGTATTCTCTGGTTCTTTCATAGAACTTCCACATTCTACTTGAAAAACACCAGGACTTGTTGAAGTTGTCCATCCTTTTCTTGGCGTATCAATATCTAAAGACAATTGATGTTCTGCATCAGGTGTCTGAAGTAGAACACCAGCAGTTACATCACCTTTCTTATGAAGATGACCAAATTTAATTGCTCCTTTATCATTACCAAGTCCAACCTCTGTATAATTTAACTTTGCTCCTGCACCTGTACGATTAGGTTTAGAATTAACGGATCTCATTTATAATTACCTCTAAGAAATAAGGTTGTCTGGTGTTCCAGGAATATTAAGTCTTGGATTATTACTATTAACATCTGTACCCTGTCTCTGAATCGCTGATGGAGAAGTAGTAACTTGTGCATCAATACTCTCTTGTAGTGTATCATAGACTTGTATAAGTTGTCCAGCAGTCTCATAATATCCAGCATACCTGACACCCTCTTTATAGAAAACAGCACCATAGTAAGGTCTTCCATCATAATATCCTGTCTGCTTTAGACCAACTAGATCAGTAACCTGAATCAATCTATCAGGAGGAATATCTAGCGGATCTCTGATGGGTGTAAAAACAGGAGTTCCTCTAAACCCTGTGCCTGTTGTAGTTGCTATGGATACATCAGGAATAGTAGTAAATCCAGCACCTGTAACAGGTATTTCTAAAACCACTCCAAAATTACCAAGAGGGGGATTGAATGGAGGTATCACAGGATCTCCAGGATCACCAGTAATAATAACCTCATCATCAGGACCATAGTTTATACCAGGTTCATCTATTTTAATTTTTGTAAGTTCTAAAGCAACAGGATATCCTGGTCCTCCTGTCACAGGGAATCCATTTCCTGGATCAACAACTTCAACTTCTTTTACTACACCCTTTCCCTTTACACGTTTTGGACATGGAGGAGGAATCAAAAGTCCAGCAACAGATACAGGATTATCCATCCAAGATTTTGCTTTTCCTGAAGATACTTTCTCTCTTATGGTAATATTTTTTCTAATCTCAATAGCAAACCCACTAGGATTATCATTCCAAATATAATTAGCAGATTGTTGGAATAAAGCATCTATAAATCCTATCGGACCTCCAGATGCTTCTGTATAAACAGTTGGTTTTACTGTAAGAGTATGCTTTCCTTTATTTACTTTTATTGTTTTAAAGTTAGCCTCGCCAGTAAAATCTACTTTATGTCTACCAGCAAGATCTTGTCCTTTAAAAGTATTAGTTCCAACTTGCTCACCATCAAGGAAAAGAGTTGCCGAATGATCCATCTGAAATGCGATTTCATATTCACCATCTTCAGGGAAATCAATATTACTCCAAGTGTAATTAACAATAGGTGAATCTGGTTTCAATTTATTAGGAGAGACTGAAGACTTATTCATAAAAGATCCCCATGAACTATGAGGAAGATGAAATAGTTCAGGACCAGAATAGGTTACACCATCTCTAGTAGTACCAGTTCCAGTTCCATTAGTAATTTCTACAACCTTTGTACCAATGTCAACAATATTACTCTCTCTACCACTCCTACCCTTTCTTGTCCACTTAGTACCACCTATATTAATACTCTCTATAGCAACACCATGACTTCTTTCTCTATCATTCCATGTTAATACTATTGTAGCAGTCCCACTACCCTCTATTTTTTTGCCATCATCAGAAAACTTAGCATCTCCACTAGTAATATTAAATGAAGCATTAGCATCATTACCATGACCATCTTTTAATTCAACTGTCTTACCATTATTAGTTACTCTAATTGGTTTGTTGGCAGCATTTAATCCAACGTATACCAATTCAACCTCATTAGATTGTTGAATCTGTGTCTTTGTTCCTTGTGCTCCCCATCCAATAGTACTAAAAACCCTTTGACTAATTGTTTCATTAGAGAATACATCAGTGGTTCCTCTGAATACATTTTCTACTTCAACAGTTATTTGATGAGGACCACTTGATAGTCCTACCATAACACTTGAAGTATTGACACCAACAGTACCATTTACATTCAAAGTAGGAGTTGATAAAGAATCTCCTCTTGGAACTACCCAAAACTTAGCAGTATCATCTGCTTCTGCTTTTAACTTATAGAATCCATCATAAGGTACATCAATATCCCATGTTCCCGTATATTTCTTACCACCACCTGAAGTATTCTCTGTAGAATATGGTGGAATGGGAGACATAGCATGACGATTTTTAAAATTACTCCAACTATCAAATGATACTGGATGCCACTGCTGATTTCCAGCAAATCTTGTTGTCCAATAAGGATTAGGTGGACATCTACCCTCTTGTATTGGTTCAGGTTCTTGAGGAATAGGTGGATTAGGGGCATCAATAGACACTGCAATCGCAACAGGATTTTCATTCCAAGATTTAGGATCAACTTCCTCAACTTCTTTAAATGAAGTCGCAATATTGATGGCAAGAGCCATTGGATTATTACCAGGAGCAATTCCAAATCTTCCACCAGGAATCTGATTTAAATCTGCTTCAATTGTATAATTTCCTGCAGGTATGAATCTTCTATACAAACTAGAACCTGTGTAATTACTAGTTCCTGGTATAAATCCTTCCTTAAAAATATTAACTTCATTTCCAATCTTTAAAGTTACACTATCATCAACAGCAATACCTATATCATACTCTCCAGAAACAGGGAAGTTTACATTAGTCCATTTGATAGTATGTGTGCCAGGATAATTTGTATCATGCGTAATAGAAGTATCAAAAGGAGATATCCCATAAAGATTTAAAAATCCTTCGGAACTATTTTGTTTTTTAGATGCTGGTAGAGGATTGATTCTCCACAATGGTATATTAGCAGAACCAATAGAATCTAAACTATTAAATATCTTTTTATATTCTCCTTGATTTTCTGTCGATTGACCTGTGGTTGCTGGTGGTTCACCTAAAGTAAACTTACAGGTAAGTCCATTGATATCAAAAAATCTACCCTGACTTGCTAAGATAATTACATCATCCCAAGAACCATCAGTAAAATCCTCCATCTGCAGTACGTTCTGACCTTTTGTTCTTAACTTAGAGTTAGCAGTATTATCACCACCAAGACTTTGAATACCACCACCCAAAGCAACACTACGGGTCACACTACCACTACTACCACTTCTCAACCATTCAGCAGAACCTATCTTAATTCTGTCTATAGAACGACCAGCTCTTCTTGCATCATTCCAAGATAATGTAAGATTAACATTACCTGTTCCCTTTATACTTCTACCATCCTCAGAGAAGGTTGCTGTTCCACCGTTAATTGTAAAGGATGCGTTAGTATCATTACCATCACCATCTCTCAATGCTAATTGCTTTCCATTAATAACTGTGATTGGATTATTTGCTGGATGCAATCCTGTAAATTCAAGAGAAGTGTTTGTGATAGGAACATTCTCAACTCTAGAAGTGTTACTAGTTAACTTTACATCATATATTTTTCCAAACTCAACATCTCTAGTAAAAGATTCAGTTACATTATTATCAGCACCATATGATTTCTCAATACTAACATCCAAACCCTGAATAGATGCAGTTGCACCATACAATGATGCTGTAGATAATTTAAAATCAACAGAGTTACTTGTTGGAAAATCACTTAACTGTTGTGCTTTTGCAACCTTTTTCTTAACAGCAAAGTTAGTAACATCAACTCTAACTTTTTTAAATCCACCTTCTGAAATATTTACTTTGGTTTCTTCAGGAGGAGATAATACATTACCAGCAGCACCACCAGATCCTAATTGATATGTTGCTATCTGTTTATTATCAACGTAAAGTGATCCACTATTATCACACTGTATCTTGAAAGTATATTCACCTGCATGAGGAAACTCAACATCCCATTCAAAATAATACTCTTGACCAGGAGTGTCCTTAGCATTGGACATAGGTATTGGTGATATAGCATACCTATTCATAAAGGTATCAACATCTGTTCTCCATAATTGACCATTCATCCAGACTCTATCATTTACTATATTTCCTTTAGAAGAATCTGCTGCTTCATCATACTTACCTTTAGGATCTACTTTAGCAGCCCATGCCCAGTGACTTACATCATATTTTGCTCTTGTATTTTTTCCTGCAGAGGTTACTCTTAAAGGTAATTCGGTTCTACTAGTCCAAAAAGGATTTTGATTTTTTTGTAGGAAAGCAATGTAATCATCTACCTGTTTTAAAAATGGATCCTCTTGATCACCAATGTAGAGTGATGGATTCCATTCTCCAATATCACTACCATCAGCACCATATCTTTTACCATATTCAACATCATCTTCTTGGCATATTTCATAGTTTTCAAAATCTTCTTCATCATCATACACAACAAATTGACTATATTCTTCCTCCATTATAGCAGTAGCAACAGCACCTGCACCTACCCCACAAGGATCTTTAATACGTACTATTGGTTCAAATTGATATCCAAACCCACCCTCAACTACATCTACAGATGCTATCGTTCCATCTTCTAGTATCACAGGATTTGCTTTTGCACCTATCCCACCACCACCTGAAAATATTACCTTGGGATCATCATTACAAGTTTTATCTACCTTTATTCCACCACAATCATCTGCAATTACATCTATATCATTCGGTGTTAATTGATTTACTTCATTAATACCAATATACTTTATATTCTCTCTGTTTCTAAGAATAAAAACCGTACCTGGATTTGCTTTAGCATAAGTATTTGCCTCACAAATAGTAATTCCACCTACAAATCCTCTATCCGTAGAAATATAACCAACCCTGATATCATCCTTCGTCGGTGCGGTAAAAATATTAAGAGTGGGTTTATTATCTGCCATAATGAGTATTTATTAGTAACTTCCAGAAGCACCTGAAGCACTACTTGAACCAGTCGAATTATTATTTGTACTACCACTTGAACCACTACTACTTTGTTGATTTTTTATTAATGAAACAGTTTTCTTAAGAGTAGGTTCAGCAAAAGGTAATGCCTCTTTAGCAATAGAAGAAGTTCCTTTTTTAATAAGATCCCCAACTGAAGGAAAACTTGGGATGTCAGTATCAGGTTTTCCTTCTCCACCACTTGCCAATGTGTATAGATCAGAAACAGCAGGGTTTGCTGGCAGTTCAAATGGGAATATATTTGTTTTCATATTTTCAAAGTTAAGAGCAGCAGTCATATTACCCATTATGTTTCCAATATTCAAATTAATATTACCAAGTTTTTGTGGTTTAGATCCCCCACTCGAACCACTAGTTGCTTCTACATCACCAACATCATTAACTGTAAGAATTAAAATTGTAGCATCATCACTACCACCTAGAATAGTATAAACATCCCCATCAACATACCCATTACCTCCTTGATTCAAGGTAACTCCACCAGGTTCTCCTCCAGCAGGAACAATTGGACCCCATACAGCATCAAGAGTAAACTTAGCATCAAAATTACCAGACTGAATAGTAAGTTCATCTCCTTTACTATATCCATCTCCCTGTGTATGAGTAAAGATAGTAGTAATTTCTCCTGCTGATGTTATTATATTAACTTTCATACCAGTTCCCGTTCCACCATTACAAACAACTGCATTAGCATTTGTATAACCTGTTCCTTGGTTCACCCATGTGAAATCTATTGATCCTGATCCTGTTCTACCAAGACCACCTCTAGGAACTACAATATCAACTGTTAAACCCTGACCAGAAGCCATTGAAGTAGTAAATCCTGACGCTACTGATCTTCCACTATCAAGACTATCTTTAAACTCCGTACCAACTCTCTGACTAGTCTTATAGCGAGTTCCACCAACCACATTATCCAATACTTCATCATCAGTAAGTGTTAAAACCTTACCCGCATTTGTATCCTCACCTGCTTTTGTTTCCAAGTCTGCATCCATTCTATCTAATTGTCTTTTAACATCTCCAAGATATCCAGAGATTCCTGTCAATGTATCAGTATTAGATTTGATTATATCTTTTTCAACAGTAGATATTGCTTGCCCTATTATACTTTCTGCTGAACAAATAGGAACCTCTGGATGAGTGTTATCCTCCTTAACTATAACAGTTTCTGTAATTAAATTACCAGTATATGCATCTCGAACTTGTCTTTCAGTTGTAACTCCTACATTTTCAATTGCATTTTTTATCGCTTTAGCCTCAAGTTTATTAAACTGAAAAGCATCATCCAATATACCTTCCATTAATCCAGAGAGTTTATTAGTAATACCATTATATTTTTTAAGACTATTCTCATTAATGAGATTCATCATATCACCCATCTCACCTCTCATACAAGAAGGTAATTTTGATATAGCTTCAGTCAGTTCTTCATTCAATTGTTTACTAGAATATTCCATCATCTTATCCATAATAACCTTCATATATTTTGACATAGATCCAGCAGAGTCTTTCATAAAAGCGTTAATATCATCTTTAGATGGTGCTCCAGAAACTGCATCAGAATAATCACCGATAGATCCCAAATATTTTTCCATCTTTAATGCTAGATTTTCTGATACAGTTTGCATTGCTTTGATAGAAGATCCTACCATATCATCAGGAACTATTAAAATTGTTTTTTCATTATACTTATCATCTTTTTTTATGTCATCTGCTGCTAAAAGATGTAGTGCATCCGCACACTCTATAGTTGCTCCAGGTTTTGGTTCAGAAGAAGCAGAGTTTGATTCCAGAACTCTTTTCTCCATCCCAAGAGTAACTTTCTTTCTTATAAAATTATCAATCTGTTCTTGAGAAGGATTTTCAGAACCAAGAAACTTTTTCTTAAGTTCATTAGCCATACCCTCAACTTCAGACTTTGCACTAGCAAGATCTGCTAACTGTGATTGGTTAGCATTTTCATTCAAAGGTAATCCAAATTTATTTTTTGGAGTATCACTATTCAGCGTAGCCTGTTCTTTTGATGCTTGCTCATCCTTGGGTTTGTCTGCTGATTTATCCTTGTCACCAATCGTTGTCTTTGCATTTCCTTTTTTATCTTCCTTTCCTTGAGCAGTTCCTGAATCTGCTGTATAGTTTTCAAACTTAGTATTTAATGATGTCTGTGCATTATTACCCAACACTCCCATGATGACAGGAACTTGCATGTCCTGACCATCCATCCAAAAACCAAACACAAACATTCCTTGACGGAGGTTTGCAGTCTGAGTAGACCCTGCTTGTCCCCCACCTGCGGTGATAGGGTACATAATATTTGCCCAAGGCAATTGATCAGAAGGAATAGTTTCCTCCTCTTTATCATGTACCCCAATAATTCTTACTCTATATCTCTTACCCCAACCTGGTATTGAATGTTTGTCCTTAAATTTACCAGCGAGCTCATTATCTCTCCATGAAGAATCATCGGCAATCTGTCCGATCCACCAATAGAAACTTGTTCCAACATAACCTGGATTAAATAATGATCCCCCTTCCATAGATTAATCGTCGTATACCTTACATTCATCCGCATCAGGATGATTATCACAATAGATTTCTAAGTGACTATCCTCATGTCTAGTGTGCCAATCATTAATTTTACCTTCATTAGTATCTACTTTATCATCCTTATGATACTCATCATAATAAGCATGAGCATTCTCTAAATCTTCTTTTGTATATTCATGCATACCATGATTGATATGCTCCTTCCCATCCTTGGGATCAAGATAAACTTCGTGTTCTAAATCGTGTTTTGGATTAGTCATAGTAAGTTAAGTAGGTTTACCTTTTCGACCAAAAGTATCTCTCACTAAATTTAATTTTGTGTAAGTCTCCTTTGGAGAAATATAGTGACATAAATCTGCTATAATATATAGACCGCCACTTTCCTTATTCACATCATCATTTTTAGTGTTAGATTGTAGTTCTGGTGCATCTACAAATATAGCATCTCCTGCGTGTAATGAAAAGTCTCCTGGTATGGTAATTGTGTTGATAGACGCAAATAGTTGATTGTATCTCATCACAGACTGAGCAAGAATCTTTTTAGTTTCAAAGTTTTCACTCCTACATTTAGTAAGTTGCTCTTTAGTAGTATCTACTGGTTTATCTTCACCCTTAGAACCTGTAGGTAAAGTTCCCGTATCAAGCATCATAAACATTGTTCTAGAAAACTCTTTCTTATCACCCTCTTGAGTGAACTCTGGATTAAAAACAGGCAAGTTTTTACCAGCACTTTGTATACCACCCTTCTTCTCTATTTCTTTTGCTTCATTTGTAATGACTTCATAAACACAATTAAAAGGATTAAACATTATAGTGCGAGTAGAATATGCACCTATCCTCAATTTATCTTTTACATTCACTGCATTTGCTTTTTCATATTCCAATGCTTTTATATCATATCCTACAGGAATATCATTAACATCTGGAGAAGGAGTATCATTATAGATAATAGATTTTTTCTTCTCTTGACTTAATAACTTATCAATAGATTTGAACTTTATACCTTCTGATGTTTCATAGAAAAAGAAACCTGCAGTATTACCTGATGAGTTTTCTGTAGAAGGAACACATGCTTTTGAAAGATAGTTCAACATATAAAAAGGTTTCTTATTTAATCCTAAAAAATTATAATTGTTCTGAGTCTCTTCTATATCCAAATCTTTCTCAGACTTAAGAACTTCTGTCAAGATAGTTTTAACATGTTCAGATACCTTTCCATCAAATCTTCTACCAATTCTAACTTTTTCATTCATAAAAAATTCTTTTGATGCTAAATCAAGTGCTACTCCTGATCTAGTACTGTCATCAAGAAATGGTTCTATTTTATTAACATACAACGTCAAGTCCATCTCAACTTTATTATTATCTTCAAACTTTAATGTAACCTTCTCTTGCCCAACAAGAGGCAATCCATCTATAACTGTTTTCTCATCAATAGAGTTTCCACTATCACCATAAATGACTGTTGCTCGTACAGAATCCTGAAGAATGCTTTCGTAATAAAGCAAGCTTACCATTCCTGTAGAGACATCTACAGTTCTTTCTTTATCTTGATTGGAAGCAATTGCGATAGTCTTTACTTTCGCAGGGGTCGCATTTCTTGTTGCTACTTTATTAGACATTTAATATTACCTCTTACTACTATTTAACCAATCATATCTAGAGAGGCATAAGCATCCTCACTAGAATCACTACCACTATTGGTAACAACAGTACTACCAGATCCACCCATACTAGTATCAGTTACTCCAGGTACAGGAACTAAAGCAACTTCCACACCTGTCTCCTCATATGATGCTTTTTTACTTACATCTTTATCAATATTATTTTTATCAGATGATTGTTCTTTAGATATCTCTGCAGATTTAGTTCCACTATCAGAACTCTTGCCTCCACCAAACATATTAGGGAAGAATGATGCACCCATATGTTTAATTAATTTACCAGTTCCAAATGGTGTAAGTAAACTTAGATCAGGTATTTTTGTAACTCTACCCTCAGAATCTGCTAAGAATGGAAGAAGTTTTCCTAATATCGTTTGTCTTCCTCCCCCTTCAGGAACTAATATTGATGGGAAGTTAGTAAAGAATCTACCTATACCATCTTTAAAGAAATTAAATATAGGTTCTATGAATGTGTTAAATGTATCTTTTAATTTCTTCCCTGCAGCTTCTACACCACCACCCAACATCAATTCATATAATAAATCACCAACAAATACACCAATCGTTTCTCCTATTAATGTTCCAAGAATAGGAATAGGTATAAATGTTCCAAGTGCTCCACCTAATCCAGCACCAACAGATTTGAATAATGCCTGACCAATTGGTTCTCCTGATAGTAATGAAACAACTGCAACAATAATAGGACCAAGAATCGGAATCCTTTTTGCAAATCCCTTAACTGCAGGAGTTGCTGCCTTTAATGCAGGTGCTACAACCTTTGCTGCAGGACCAAATATCTTTGCAGCAAGTCCTCCTATCTTACCTCCTACTACTCCAGCACCTTTACTAAGAAGACCTGTACCTTTACTAAGTAAGTTTGAACCAAACTGTCCTACTTTACCTAGAACTGCTTTAATTGCTTTTCTTCCAGCAGGACCAATCAATCTTTTTACAAAAATTAATGCTCTTCTAACTATATTACTAGCAAATTTAAATGCATTCTTTATATTTGAAACGATTGCTTTAAATATTTTCTCACCTAATATTTTCCATATCAGAAATCCTTGAATCAAATCCTTTATATTTGTCATAAAGGTATCAAACTTCTTTGCACCATCTTCACCAAACACACCCTTTACTAAACCTCTACCCATCTCAACAAGTTTATATCCCCAATCAACTATAGTTGCAAAAGCATTGAGAATAAATCCAGCAACCTTCATAAAGACATCAGCAACCGTTCCAAGAATTGGAAGGATCTTCTGTAGCATTGGTAAGAACTCAAGCATTCTCACCATTACAAATCCAAAAATAACATTAGATATAAAACTAATGATAGAACTAAAGATACCTTGACCAGGTAATTTTATCTTCGATTTACCCTTTGCTTCCTTTGGTTTTTTCTTTTCTAAATCTTTTTCTGCTGCAGCGAGTTGTGCTTGTTCTTGTGCTTTTCTTTGGTCATCTAATTGTTTTTTCTGAAAAGCAACACTATTTCCTAAAAGACTTTCTACCTGTATAACACTAGTCTTTATGCGAAGAACCATTCCTTCTAAATTATCGCCACCAGATTGCTGCTGATCACCACCAGCATACTTTTGAATTGCACCAGCAGGACTAGCAACTAATGATGATTTTGGTATGACCGCAAGTTCTCCTCCTTTCTGTTCACCTCCACCATTTCCACTACCCATCATCTTCTGAGCCGATGCTCTTCTTGCATCAGTCTTTTTCTTTCTATTCATTAACTTATTAGTGGCAATCCTTCTTGCTCCACCACCAATCGCATTTGCTGTACCTTTTAGAACTCTTCCTAACATAATATTATACCGTTAACCCTAAGATTCTTATCTTATTCTGCGACCTCATTGTTGCAGCATCAAAAGATGGAATGTCTCGTGCAGGAGTTTCACTAGGAGTATATGAACTAGCACCACCAGCAGATTTCAGAGCACCTTCTATAGTTTGTGGAGGTTTACTCGATGATGGAGGATCAATCTTTTGTCCCTCTTTAACTTTGTCTGCAATTTGTGCTTTATTACCACCACCTCTTCTATTAAAGAAAGCACCATACTCTG